CTGACTTGGGTCGTGAGGTGATGCAGAGCATGTTGGAATTATCTGACGTGCTAGAGCCATTACACCCAGAAGAGCCAGAAAAACATCTTCCCCCGTCTTGGATTGCTACGAAAGAGGCAATTCTGGCATTGCAGAATGATGCTTCATTGAACGATATCTACGAAAATGACCAACAATATCCGAATCTGAACACCTTGCTGAAGAAACTCATCAGTAAAAAGGGAGTTGAGTTTGATGCTGAAGGGAAGGACTCAGACACTCAAATAGCAGAAGACAAGAGAGAGTGGTTTGAAAGTAACAAGCAGATGATTGACAAGCCTGAAGGACTGAGATGGCTGTTGGAGAGGGGTTTAGTAGACCGTTTGGTAGCCATCTACTCAGACCCTCAAGACGAGTATCGGCCCCTATTGCCTCTCACTGAAGAAGAAGGAGACATGATTGGGGCGAACAAAAACATAGCCAGAGGGGCGATGCGTGATGCTAGAGCGACACCGCTCGCTGGTAGAGGAGGGGCTTATGGTTTCGCCCCTCTCACTGGAATGGCCTTGAGGGGCATAGCACACATGACTTCCAATGAGCGAGCGAACAAACTACTCTATTCAGGCGAGAGGAAACCTGCCGACATGTTGCGCTTTCTCGCTCTAGGGGCTATGAGCAGGAAGGACAAATTAGCAGGAGAGAGAGAAAGTCCTCGAGAGAAGATACTCAGGCAGATGGGCGCCACTGAAAAGGAGATGGATTCCATTGGCCGTCTACAGAGCGATATATCCTATCAAAGGTTGTTCAGCCAAATATTCGGAGATACGCGGAGCAATCGCCATGTCAATAACAACATTACTCTCAGGCCACACGACTCAACGCTACGAGGCATCGCTAGAATGCGTCATGGCACAGATGTGTTCAGAGGCAGTGATGGTGATGGAATGGTGCAGTATGGGAAGAACCATGGCAACTACAACATTCTCACGACCAACAAGAAAGGGGTGTCGACCAAGAAGGACATAGCCATGACAGACCTTGCTCGTCTTCAAGCGACTTTATGGGGACTAGCGGGTGCAAAGCCCTTGACTTTCGAGGGACGCAACATAGTGACTGATTTGTCAGCCCTCGAAGGTTTCATTCAAGCCCTGAAGATGTCAAACAGGAGAGGCATTGAAAGAAGGCACGTGCCTGAGAAATTGCGTTTCCACCCTTCTCCGTTCTTTCCTAACAAAGACATGAGTGAGTTCTTCGATGGGGTGTCACCTAGCCTGATGCCCAGAACCGATGACTGGCGTAGCGCCATACAAGAGAAAGGGGAGCATGAGACGTACCTCTATCCCCTAGAAGAAGAAGGGGGTAGGTACTTCTTGAAATTGAAACCCTTGTCCGAAGGCTCTCACAAAGCACACCTCCACTCTCCTGACGTATCGGGAGCGTTAAACGCTGGCGCGAAGAAGTTTCGAGAGTACGACAAGCCAAGCATCACAGGTGAGCCGAGAGTCAAGAGAAGATTCAATGACTATCTTCTGGGTCTGGACGAGATGGGTGATGAGGTGAGAGGTGCGGCTCGTACCGTCGCCGTCGCACCTGATATCGGTCCGGGTTCTGATGACCCGGAGAGCCCAGAGAATCTACCAAGGTTGGAGTACGAGCAAGAGCAGAGAAGGAGAGCGTACTCCGATAGGATAGAGGTCCCTAGAGAGTACATAGTGGACCAAGGTAGAAAATCCTACGTAGTAGCGTCTCACCCTGCTGAATTACTAGCAGATTGGTCTGATTCGATTTTCCATCATTTGCCTCGAACCAATGATGTCAACGAAGCCATGGAAATGACTCATGAGGAAGCCGAGAGTCTGGCTTCGAGTGATTTGGGCTCCACTTTAGCACCCATGTCCGAGCAAAGAGACTACGCTTCCGAATCTGGGCTTTCCGTAGGCGCGATAGCGTCAATCGCAAGAGCAGAGCATGATTTTGTCATGGGCATGAACAGAGGCGCTATTCTACCTGCTCTTGCTTACACTGCCATACATGACGCCAAGAGAAACCCTGAGCAATACAAAGGGCTGGATACTCTGTCCAAGAAGGTATCTTACTTCCTAGAGGAGAGATTGGCCATTGATGGCAATGTCATTCCCACTAGCAGTGATGAAGAATACAGCAGGCGTGCTCGTCTACAGAAGGTCATGGAAGTGGGTCACACTTACTTGAATAACTCTCGCTCCTATGATAGGCAGTTGTTGGAAAGGGAAATTCTGCAAAACGCATCTGAGGAGGAGAAAGAGCAATGGGAGCATTCATTGGACTCAATCAATGGCTTAGTCTCTCTCAGTAATGCCAATCACAGAAAGCCAACCAGTGTGTCTTATGATTATTCCAATCCACTCATCGACTTGCACACTCAGAGCAAACAAGGAGAAAAGGACAAATTCGGTTTTCAGATTCTGGAGCACTACCTCAGAAATAGAAGAGACCCTAGAGTGCGTGAAATATTAGAAGGTCTTGGTTATGAAGGCAGGCAAGGCATCCTAGCACTAAAAAGAGGATTCAGAGATTTGAAGAACCTAGTTGATATGCCTAAGCAAAACATCACGGATAACAACACAGCCACGAAAGCCTTGAAGGAAATAGGCCATCATGCCAAGAACGAAGAGCCTCTCTCTTGGAGGCCTCGTATCAATTACGATGCTGAGTTAGGAAACGTCGGTAAGAAAAGAAAAGCATCCGATTGGGAATTGGAATTGAGAAATAGGGCGAAATACGCTATCATGGCTAAGAACATGGCTGATACCATGTCCAAAATTACAAGCCAGAGAGAGTTGGGAGAATCACAGAACGAATACAGGTTTCTCTTTCAGAGATACAACGGCAAATCCATCTTTGACTTAATCAGAGATGACGTATTAGCCGCTAAACAGGAAAACGGGAAACCAGCCCTCCCCGAAATAGCAAATGCTTTGCAGCACAGCACAGGAACAAGCATAGAAGACCTATACAAGAACTTCGCTAGTTTCATGTGGTGCAAAAGCCGATTCAAGCAACCGACCCCAATACCCCAATACGAGTATGCGGTAGGCCCACTAGCGATGGGACACCCTCGCAAAGGCAGGAAGAACTCTTACGATGATACCGTTGACTTGACCCCTGCCAAATACTCAGGCATATACAACAGCGATTGGTTCAAAGCCCGATTTGGGGTTCATCATGACGAGGCGGATGTTCGCGCTACGGAGCATACTAGCAAAGAACCTAGGACTTTCTTGCCTATGCACCCCGATATCGTCAACCATATATTCTCAAAACTGCCAAGGCTCCACCCTGATGTCGGAGGCGACGCTCCAATATACACAAATATGTCAGAGGGGCAAACTTTTGGAGTACCAGCCAGTCTCGAAGACCAGCGAGGAGATAATGTGCTCACATCACTAGACGTGCTCACAGACACGGATTTGTTCTTCAAGTCGGAAAAGAAGGACGATGGTACTCCAACACCAGTCAAGGCAATGCATCGCATATTCAGCCTAAAAGACCTAGACCATTTGAGAGGTTTCTCTGGCGATTGGGTCGCAAGTGCGTGGCCACGTGGGGAAAGGCTGATAATTGAGAAGTTGAAGACCAAAATCAAGGTACATAACAGCAAAAACGACGATTTTTCGCTCCCAAACAGCATTTTGGAGGGAATAAAGGAGGCAAGTGACGCTAAATTCATGATTGACGCTATTTGGGACAAGGATACGCTTCATATTGTCGATATTATCGGCTCTGGAGACGAAAAAATGGAAAATATGCCCTCAAAAGACCGAATTAGGCACCTCAGAGCCCAATTTGCAGCCTCAAATGGGGTCATGATACCTGCCCCAATCAACACAAAAAGGGTAGATTCTGAGGGTTTGGAGAGGGCTGTGAATGACCTTTTGGCTGAAAAGGGCGTAAAACAGGTGCTTCTGAGGGATGCTGACTCCACATACATGAGAGGTGAGAGCAGACACCCTAAATGGGTGCTTCTGACGCCTGAGAAGTCATTTGACGTCATGGTGCTGGAAAGCAGGGGCAATACACACAGAATCGGCATAGGTCCACTGTTTGACGAGGAAGGCAAGGCGTTGGGCAACCGAGCGACACGTTGCAAGGGCGAATATTACATGGATGTGGGCTCAGTGCACCATTCTGGCCTCGAGGTAGGACAGCATATCACTGTCAAAGTCCCCTCTGTGACCAGTCAAAACAGGAAGAAGATGCGTGTCTACAACCTGAATGGGGCTCGTTACCTCCGTGATTCCGAGGCGAAAGGCACAGACAGCATCGAGACGCTCGACATAGCGTGTCAGACGCCCAATCCCAACGTGCCGCACAAAGTCAGGATAAACAAGGGAGTCATCCATTTGGAGTTCCCCGAGACCCATGTTTCGTTTGAAACAGAGCGTATTGGGCACTCATTCCTGCTAAAACAGGCTGATTTTGGCTCTGATTACGACCTGAAACTGGCCGAATCACAGCGAGAATACTGGTCTCCATTGGCTGCAGTCCTTCTGCGCTCTGAGGCGGAGGCTGAGAAGATGGAGGAGGAGAGGAAGTCCAAGAAGGCCCATGTGGTGCCTGAGCCCCCTGCGAATCACACTAAGAAGCCTAAGAAGGTGCTGAAGCCCGCCGAGAACATTATGAAGGACCCTGAAATCACCAAACAGGTGGTCAGTGCCCTCGAACTGCTAGACGAGGTGCTCAAGGAGAAGGTCACTTTCACTGGCCCCAAGGGTCTAGGCATTGACTTCGCTTCCCCGATAGAGTCACCTAGTGGCCCCACCACCCTCACAGAGCCCAAGAATCTGCCAGACCACGACCCCGGCCACAGGGAGTCCAAGGGCGGTGCTTGCTGGTGCGGTGCCAAGCGTGGGCAGGAGTGCGAGCAGGGTCTAGCCACTAAGATGGAGGACTGCCCCAAATTCTCACCACCGCATAAAGAAAAAGACGATAATCACGTTAAAATCCCCGTTTCGTAATGGGGTTTAATATAGGATGAAGCCAAGTCTGGCAGCCAATGTTGATGATGGAGGCTCCTGTAGAGGACCCAATTCTACTGAAAGGCAGGTCAAGTGACCTAGTCGTCGCAGGCTACGCATCAGTCGAGATGGTGGACAAGCAAGGTGACCTCATCACCAAGAACGCACTCAAAGACGCCTTTGGCAAGTTCATGAAGTCTCCCGGCTTCAGAAACGTCCAATTGGCTCATTCCAACATACAAGTAGGGGAGGTAATACCCCACTACGAGGACACGTCAGGCAGAGTCTGGAAGTCCGAGGTAGACGAGACTGGTATGTTCGTGGTCATCAAACTAAGAGATGACATAGAGAAGGCCCGAGAAGTGGCCGCAGAGATTCGCAAGGGGAACCTGAAGTCGTTCTCCATCGGTGGACAGGCTTTCGAGCGTGTCAACAAGCACGACGGCACCAGAGGTGACTATCGTGAGATAAGCCGCATGGAGTTGCACGAAGTGACCATTTGCGAAAAGGGCATTAATCCTGAGGCCCAGTTTAGAATCCTAAAGGAGGATACGACAAACAAAGGTGAAAACATGACAGATGAAGAAAACACAATGTCTGAGTTGCAGAACGTGTTAGAGAGGCTTTCAAAGCGTCTCGACGATGCTGACGAGGCGGAAGCCGCAGTCAAGGCAGAGGACACCGAGAAAGCGATGAAAGAAAAAGAAAAGAAGAAAAACGACGAAGATGGTAATATGGAGGAATCCGAAAAGATGGACAAGGACAAGAAGAAGGACGGCGACGACAAGATGGCCTACTCCAAGTCCGAGGAAATGGATGACGTCATTACCACAGACTATCTGCAGTGGCTAGAGAGCACTGTGAAGTCCGCTGGGTACGACCCAGAGGCTGCACGAGACGCTCTAGAGTCTGGAGATGTAGACGGAGTAGAGAAAGGCTACTCGCCCGGAGAGCACGGCTTCGACCACAGAGGTCAAGGCAGCATCGAGGGCGCTGGCGAAGATGACTCCGGTAAGAGGCCAAAGCCGAACTTCGGTGCCGCACCAACTGGCAACAAGAACGTCATCAAGGCCGACGACTACATCGACGCATCCTCTGTGAGCCCCTCACAGATAGAGGAAGCGTATCAGGTCTACAAGGCCGCTGCACTAGAGCAGAGGTTCAAGACCGACCTAGGCAACGAGTTCTCCATGAGACTCACCAAGGAATTGGAAGAGGCAGAGAGCGCACAGGCCAAGGAAGAGTTCGACGCAAGAGGACCTCTAGCAGACCTGCAGAAGGCAGTTCTATCCCTCTCTGAGAGGATTGAGAACATCCCTGCCGGTGGCGAGACCTTCGCCAAGAGCGAGTCTCCTGCTATGATGACTATTCCTGAGACCCAAGAGATGGCCGAGATGTCGTGGGACGACGTCCACAGGCTGGCTGGAAAGGCTCTTCAGGGAGGTGACAACTGATGGCACGTGATTATGTACGAACAATACAAGATATGGAAAGATACTACTACGGTGGTACAGCAACGACCGGGTACACCTACAGCAGTGGAGACATACTGAAGGCCGATGCGCCTCTCCTGTCCACTACGGCTGGTACCTACCAAGCAATCTACGGAAGGAAAGTTTGGTCGCAACTGAACCAAGAGTTCAATGCGTTTAGCATACTTCCAAAGAAGCCTTGGGAGCGAAGTGGGTGGAGAATCATCACCGCCAAGCCTTCGTTCAACGTAGGCGGCGGACTGGCTGAGAACGCTACTCTGCCAGAGACCACCAAGCCTGACTTCCTACACGTGGCTGCAAAGCCCAAGACCATTGGTCACTCGTTCGACCTGAGCGAAGTGTCCATGTTCCTTTCTGACAAGGATGACGGTCTTGGAGACGTGCGCCAAGTGCTAAAGGAAGAGATGGGGAAGCACCACGCTGACCACATCAACAGGATGCTCTTGAAAGACGTCGACACCCCAGCAGGCAACGACCTAGAGTCTCTAGACAGGCTCACAACGGACCCTGCTAAGATGACGACGACCCAAGGTGCAGTCAGTGCCCTAACCGACCACGACCTATACTCCATCACCAGAGATGGTAGCGCTGGATTCCACAGCGCAGAGGTAGACGTCGGTGGAGACGCGAGCACTTCCGCAACCAACAGGAACCTCAGCCTGAATCAACTGGACGGACTGTTCCAGCAGATTTGGACTCGTGGTGGTAACCCCAAGGTCATGCTGACTGGGTACGATACCCTAATGCGTGTCCAACAACTCCTACAGAGCCAGCAGAGGTTCATGGAGTCCAAGAGGGTCACACCAACCTACAACGGCGTGAAGGGTGTTCCCGGTATCGAGGCTGGATTCATCGTGGCTACCTACAACGGTGTGCCCCTGATTCCATCCAAGGACGTGACCACAGACGGTATCTCGAGGATTTACTACTTCGATACTGACTACCTGTGGTTCCAGACTGCTATCCCAACTCAGTACTTCGAGTCGGGTATCGAGACTGGTGACCCGTTCGCCATCAACAGACTAGGACAGGAAGGACTCTACCGAACCATGGGTGAGGTATGGGACGCTTTCTTCGGTGCAGGAGGTTCTATCCGAGACCTACAGTAGGTGGAGGAAAGATAACAGAGGTGATATGATATGGATATGATAGAAGTAAAAACAACCACAACAGGAACGATGGCAATACTCGGCAACTTTGAGTTGAGAGCAGGGTCTCAAGGCACTGAGGAGCATCTAGGGCCTAACTACCCCGGCGCATTGGATGCGTTTGCCGCACGACAGACTGATACCGCAAACGGATACGACCCAGCGCCAAAGATGGCTCTTCTCAGAGTCACTCTGGCTGGTAACGCAAGCAACCACGTGCTGACTGGAACAGGCATAAACAGCATTCTGTTCACAGCAGCATCGCAGAGAGGGACGGCTACGGCAGGAGATGCCTTAGACACTCTCTCGGTACTAACTGGTTCCGTTGGCGCTGCAGACGCTAACACTGGAAAGAGAGACGTTCAGATACAACTAGTCTCCGAAGGTGGCTCGGCAACAGCAAGTGTTGACGTCATGGTGATGTATAACTGATTGTGAGGTGACCTAGAATGCCAACAATATATTGGGCAGGACTGAATATGGACGTCCGCACGAGACACGGATACTTCAACAGGAACGAAGGTACCGTAGTCGCTCAAGATTGGTTGGATGAAAGACGACGCCACTTTGAAGGTAACAACTGGCGCATCTTAGAGGACTACCCCGGTGTCCTCTTCACGCAAGACGATGGTGACGGAATCCCGGACACGAATTGGTTGAAAGCAGACATACAAGTATGGCTGAATGACCACGGAGTAGAAATGTCCGGGCTCCGCGCCACGAAAGCGAAGATGCTAGAAAAGGTTGATGAAGTGCTATCGTCTGAGGTCGCACAAGAGGAGGAATAAACATGGCAGATGTATTAACAATAGACCCAAGAAAAACAGTATTCGGCAACAAGAGAGTAATCACAGGAACGATTGCTCTAGACGGCAGCGGCACGACCTATGACCTAGACCTGAGTGACGACCTCTCAGAAGTAGAAGGTATCATGGTGAACGCTACTGGCAGCACCGTAAGGGCAGCAGTTACCAACAGCATCAACGGCACCACAGTAAAACTAGGTGCTTTGGTTGCTAGTGTGACCTACTCTTTCGTCGCTATAGGCGAACGCTGATTGGGGGTAAGACCCCATGAGTGACGTAAAGGTTTTCGAGTTTGCTCCAGAGCAGGCTACGGATAATACTACCGCGGGCACCGCTACAGACGGTAGTACGGTGGACGGCATCCAAAAAGTGCTGGACGCCTACACCAGCGACAAGGCTGTAGAGGGTGTCACGAGTTACATGATTGGCGGAAACCTATACGTAGTGGTGGTCACCACATAGTGGTGAGCCACATGGACGCTGAAGACCTCCGACGACTATCCAAGCAAGGATGGAACTACGCAACCGGCGAGTCTGTTCGCACGGACGCAAGTCCACGCGAGCGGCTCGCTGGCCAACTAGCAGAGCAAAACACTCGCTCCCGTAACATACGGGACGTGATTGACATTGGTAGTGGGACACGCTGCAAACACTGCGGCATGCTCCACTTCTGCTACTTAGAACGCTGCGGTGCATGCAGCAAACCAATGGAATACAACTTAGGACAGGTGGACAATAAAGTATGAATCCGTTAGACAAATCTTGGGAGTTTCTCAAAGCGCCTATAGACGAGAAGAAGTTCGCATTCGAGCAAAAGCAACGAAAGGACGAAGCCGCTGCACAAAAAAAGAAAGCGAGAGACGCGAAGTCGGCTGAAACCAAACAGACGAAGTTGAATCTAGGGCCTCCTAAGACAGGGGCTCCGGGTTCTGCAAAGAGCATATCGGATATGCACCAGCGAATGGCAAATGTGCATACGGCTATTTCAAATGCACGAAAAAGAATCGGCACCACTCCTTCCACTGGGAGTGTGAAGGAGCCTACAGCGGGTACAGGTTTTGACACTTTGACACCAGAGCAAATAAACGCTATCAAAAACCGTCGCAAGCAATCTGAAGAAGAAGACCTAGATGCAAGAATAAGGAGTTTGCAAGACGCAGCAGCAGCATCTGATGAGAGGAGAGGCGCCTAATGCCAGTGGTGTTCAACACAGGGGAACGCGAGCCACGCCCCCTCTTCCCTGACCAAGTCGTCTACACCACAGCACAGAAGGTCGCTGACATACTCCAGATACCACTCCCAGACCCAGTCTACCTGACGGCTAACTCCGATACAGGAGCCACCAGCCTGAAGATAAGCCCTGCTGACCAGAGACTGGTCGGTTTCGAGGTAGGTGACAGGGTCGAACTAGCCAGTGACACCGAACTAGGTGAGACAGTGACGCTCACTGGAGTCGCAAGAGACGGGACTGACGTGGTCCTGTCTTGGAGTGGTGGCACTGCTGGTGACTACGACACTGCGGATAACGCCACTGTCCAGAACCTCCAGTCCTTCACTAACGGGAAGAGGAGGGGAGTCACACGTGCTGCAGTCGAGAGAATGATACTCAGGATGCAGGACAAGATAGACAATCTCACTAACAACTCATGGAGGCCGATGCTACAGACAGCAGAGTACCTCAATTTCGATACCTACAAGCCGTACAGGCGGCGATACTACACCGATTACGTGGGTACGGTACCGCTCATGTTCCGCAACGTCCAGCAGATTCTGAGGCTGGAGATATGGCAGGGGCAGGAGTACAGGGAGGTGGGCGCCGCTGAGGCCAGACTGGAAATACTGGACCATTCGGCATTGACTACCAATGATTACTTATTCCTATGCCCCGGAGGCGGTGGCGTAGCAAGCCTGCAGGTAGGGTCAACGTCATCAACATGGAGCGCGGATTTCGATGGAGTCAACGCTGCCCAACAACTTGCTGACCTCATTAACAAAGACCTTAGGAGAAAGAAAGACGCTGTGGTCTTTAGCCCGTCATTTTCTCTGGAGACCGCTACTGAGACTAGTGGTAGCCTTGTTGCTAATGTGCACCATGAGTTTATGGCTTCTGCAAATGCTGATTACGGGAATTCAAAACTGAAGATAACCAGCATGAATCGCGGTGAGGCTGGCGAGACTGCCACTCTCGGCATAACCAACCTCACAGGGATGTCCGCTACCAACCTGACCGACACAGTAGTGACTGTACCTGTGACCCATACTGTCTCTGCTGGGGGTAGCGGCTACTCAGTAGGTGACAATCTTACCCAATCATCAACCACTGGGGGTGGTAGTAATTTCGCTTGTACTGTGGCTTCCGTGTCAGAGGGGGCTATTGTCACAGTGACAGTCACCAATGCTGGTACTGGACACTCCGAGGATGACGTGATTACCCTGTCAGGCAGTGGGGGTAAGGTGACCGTGAAGCACGTCATCAGTGGTGGAGTGCAGTCTGTCACTGGTAGTTCTGGCTCTGGTGTCATCAATCTTCCTAGCACGGCTGCTCTATCTCCTTACGGTATAATATGCACTGGTAGTGGCACTGCTGTCAAGTGCGCCTACTACACAGGCAAGACTGCTGAAGTGAAGGATGGTGATGGCAACATCACCACATATGGGACTTTGACTGGTGTCACTGACCTCGCTAGTAGTGGCTTCGTCGCAGCCTTGAAGACGGCCATGAATACTACCCAGACCACAGGTACCAGTCTCACTCAATACAGGCTCAAGATAGACTACTTCGGGCAGGGGACTGGTGACGAGGCTAGACTACGTGACTGGTGGGCTGACTACGACCTCGGCATCATATACTTCAACAACACATACCCCTACTTCCAGTGGAACTCAGTCAAGGCTTCCTACGTGTACGGAGAGCGATATGTCGAGAAGGCGATAGAGGACATCTGCACGAAGATGGTGGCCATGGACCTGCTCCTATCAGACGACCGTAGCGTCCTCATGCCAGAAGGTACGCAGAACATAGACTTGGGTGCCAAGTACCAGTTACTCAAGACTCAGGTGGCAGAGACCCTGCCACGATACATGGAGGTCATGACCCTTGATTGACCCTGAGAAGATGATGAAGGACCTATTGACTCTAGACATGCACGCAGAAGTGTGGAAGGGAGTGATATACTCCGACGCGGGACTCATATTCCTAGATGCTGCAGCATCGCAGTTCGGTCACATGCTGTCAGACGGCCAAGTGGTCGACGAGACAGGTAAGGCAGTGACTGGTTCAGAACTCAAGAAGGTAGTAGAGACGGCTAGTATGCAGGCCGCTGCAGAGAAGCCCATATGGAAGGTGGAATGATGGCTAAGGAGTCTGTCGAGTTCATGAAGGACACACTAGACTCCAATTGGAACAGAGGCAACACCGACCAGAGGAAGCCTGTGGTCATGGATATCACCACACTAGACCCCGGTAGGGGTAAGAGATTCGACCTCAATCGCAGCGATGCTGTCTTCCTGTACGAGACGGCTCACAGCGAGGAGCAACCAGAGGTGTTCTACGACTTCGTACACACCCGTATCAACGTCACCGTGGACATACGCACGGTGAGAGGCAGAACGCAACTAATGAAGATGGAAGACGAGGTTCGGCGTATCGTCCATCTAAAGAGGAAAGGAGACGGTGAAAACTGCGATAGACTGCTGTTCAAGACGAGAACGGACCTATCTGATAGGTCGAAGCATCTACATAGAATGACCTTCCAAGTAGAAATCGTTATCTTTAGTGAGTTAATCGCGTGAGGTGAGACAGCATGCCGTCAACAGTATATCGTGGGGATTTAGCAGAAGTAACATTCGGTCATGAGACCGGATTGACATTAACACATGGGGCTTTTGGTGGCCTGACTTTCAGCATCGCAACCTCTGGTGATGTGAGCACAATCACGCTCATGCCCTCAGGTCAGGTAGCCAGCAATGCCAAATCCTTCTTCTCTACCTCTGCTGGTGAACTGCGATACCCCGCTGGTATGATGGTAGGTGCCTCGATGAGAGTCAATAGTAGTGGTAATTACTCCAGTGACGATTACACCAACGGGCATCAGTACAGAGTGGTCGCTAACAGCGGTGACACCATACAAGTCACTCCTGCCATGAAGAGCACTGGTGGTTCTGCCACTGGTGATGAGTTAGTCTTCGAGGCGCTTGGCATGCCCACGATAGACGTTGGTATGGATTACGACTCCAGTGCAGCAGCCAGTGACGAGAGCGTCTTGACAGACCAGTTCGTAGGGCTGGCTGCCACAGTCACTCTCCCAGAGACGACTGTCACAATCAAGCGCTCCCACGTGGTAGGTGTGGGGCGTGACGTGGTCGTGCAAGAGCCTCAGAACATGAAGAACGAAGGTGGTACGTTAGAGACCATGATGCACAGCGCTCGCTGGTTCTACTACGCATTAGGCAATGAGGCGATATACAACACTGCACCTACGGGCTATGCAACAATCGACGATGGTACGAATGTGGAGGCCATACCTAAGGGCGCTACTTACATCGGCTTCATGAAAGATGTCGTCATAGGCGCTACCACTGGCACGATGCCTAATGTCGGTGATTACATCACGGTAGTCGACACTGACGAGGTCCTTACTCCCATGGATGACGACCCCGGAGAAGGCGACCGCACTAAGTGGGGTACTGCCGGAACTGAGACTCAGTTCCATTCCAGCATACGAAGCGAGATACGCAGAGTCACAGCAGTGGACAGCACCAATAAATTCGTGCGTATCTACGTCGATGACCCATTCACCTTCGACCACGGAGTAAAGAATGGTGCCGCTGGCATTCAAGCAGTCAATAGGATAGTAGTGGCAGACGACAATGCCACCGGCTCTCCTAACTTCCAAACGACCGCTGGCGCGTTCGGTAACATACAGAACAGGCAGAAGAGAGCCATCTGGCAAGGCTCCCAAGTCCCTTCATTCTCATTGGAGACGAGCATCAGGACCAGAGACGTCAACTCATACGGCACGGGTGGGTACGCTAGTTCACAAAGCACCAATGCTCCTGACTCGGCCAACGACTCCAAGCAACTCACTAGGGTATTCAAGGGCTGCAAGGTCAAGGACTTCGAGTTGACAGCCGACCAAGACGCCGAAGTGAAGATG